AGTGTTTCTTTAATCTGGTCAAAATCCAGACTAGTAAAGTTTAAAAGTGACATTTATCGTGATGGAAGCAAGGCAAAGTCTAATTGTGAGGGAGGTAAATCCACACCAATGATTCTATATGTAATTGTTACGTCAAATTGATTTTCATCAAAGTTAGGATCGACAAAAACGTCAATTAATTCAACTCTAGGTTCATAATTACCGAGACAATTTTTAATTTCATCTTGAATTGATACGGCAGTGATATCATCAACGTTTTCAAACAATATTTCACCTATACTAGACCCAAACTCAGGATTAAAAAACTTTTCGCCAGGTGTAGTCGATACTATATTACGCACAGCTCTCGCTATTGCGTTCTCATTCTTCAAAGTAATCAAATCGCCACTCAAAGGATTGAATTTGAATGACATACTGACATCTTTGAAACTTTTACTAACTCTTTGAGCTGGCATTAGAAGTTTATAGTACTATAT